ATACAGTATTTTTTCACACGTTACACATTATACCATGAATTAGTATGCTCTGCAACGCTCCGAAGCGCCTAAATACTGAACATTTCAGCCCGTTGAAAGTGGGGTAAATCGGGGGCGATAGTAACACACTAATAACACGGTATCACGCCTTTTTTGCATAGTCAAGGCTGATCCATCCGGCCCCGCTTTTCAGCTTGCCCCATTTGGTGGCTCCGGTGCCGGTGCTTTCTGCCACGATGGTATAAACACCGGGCTTGATGAAGCTATTCTTCCCGTAATTGGTGCCGGGGCCTTTTCTGATATACAGATCAGAAATAGTCACCCGCACAAGATAAGGGGTCACAGCGCCACCAGCGCCGCCCGTGGCGCTGTTTCCGGTGCTGGGGGTAGTAGTTACACCCCCGCCCGTAGAAGTGCCGCCAGAAAGCCGCCTGTTGACCTCTGCGGCAATTTCATCATGAAGGTTATAAAGATAATCACCGGGGCAAGCCTTATTAGCAAACCACCGGTGAACCGTCATAACCATTTCATTTGCCTTGGGGGTATAGGCAAGGGTTTTGTTCTTGTCCCCGAACCATAGGATTTTAGTTTTCCCGTTGCGCTTGCAAATATCGGTCACAAGGTCAAGAAGGCCGGAATATGCCTGATCCGTAACCTTGTAAGGGTGGGTGGTATCACTCGCAACCTCAATGGTTACGGCTCTGTTATCGTTGGCGCTGGAAGAACTGCACCAAGAACGATCCTTTTCTTCCACATACATTCCAACCCGGCCATCCTTGCCAATGCCATAGTTGGAAGAAGCCTGTTTGGAAGTGGGGGCAAAGATGTTCCCAAGGGTTTCAACCGTACACTGACCAACCACACAATGAATGGTGATCCGGTCAATGGCGTGGTTGCGGGGGCTGGTTTTGTTGGGGGAAATTTTGGTGTAGCTGACAAGATTACTGTTGCTCATTTTCGGTGTCCTCCTTTACAGGTTCAAGGGTGGGAATTTCTTCATAGTTCACAACCTTGGTCATATCACACAGGGTATCAATCAAATTGCCAAGGGCTTCAGTGTCAACCGGATAGTTGATATACTCGGCGGAAGTCTGAACCATAGCCATCACCCATTCCTTACGGGTTGCGCCATCGGAAAACTTCTGTTCCGCTTCTTCCATCAGATTGATCACCAAACCCAACAGGGCCGCCCAATTCTTTTCTTGCGTGGCCTTCTGGACATACTGCACCAGCTTATAGGCCAAAGGAACACAGGTGGCAAGGCCGGTCAAAACGGCCACAATCAGGGAAATAATCTGTTCAGCGTTCATGTGATTCATCCTTTCTTAAAGTTCTTTTGCGTCATTCTAGACTTCCGGCCCATACTGTTTCCGAAGTTTGATTCTGTTTTCAGCTTTTGCCTTGGAATAGTAAAAGCCGGTTGCCGTAGCCAGTTCAGCGAATATGGCCGGGATCAGATATGCAAGGGGGGAAGTGTCCCCGGTTCTCCAAACAATGGCAAGAGTAAAGGCCGTTACAATCAATGTAACGGCCCCTACACATCCCAACCAGACTTTGGAGAATTCCCGCTTTTTAGTTCTCATTTACCGGGGTTGTCGGAAGTTCCAAGAATTTTTCATGAAGATCATCCATTACCCCATTCACCCCCAAAGAATGATATTGCTTCCAACAGTTTTCAAAATTTTCCCTTGCATAAATCGGGGCATATCCCCGTTCTGACCACTTGTTATAATCACTGATCATTTGGCTTCTCAAAAGCGCCTGAACCCCCGCTTTCAGGGCCTTGGAATCTTCTGAATTGTGCTTGATCAGGGTGTGAAGGTATTTGAAAATTCCGCCAATCACAGCGGGAACCCCAAGCAAGCACAACCATTGGTAAACCGTCATTGGATCACCCCTTTCTGATCAGGTTAAAGATATATTGCAAATCTTCAACCGGGGCATTGTAGAAGGTATAGTTCCAAAGCCAATGATCTTCATGTTCCGGCCTTTTGTACTTTTGACAAAGGGGATCGGCCCAAATCTTATTCCACCGGCTCTGGTGGTTTTTGTCCCGCCGCTCCAACTGGATCAGGATAGCAGATACCAAATCACCCCGTTCCCGGCCCCGTCCATCATCGTTCTGACTGAAGAAGTCAAAAGCGTTTTGGCTGGTGATCCCGCAAATTTGCTTTCCATTCCACATAAGAAAACCGCCCTGATTGATCAAGGCGGTTCCGTACGGAATATTTACATGGCCGCAAATGGCTTCAAACTTGGCCCGTTTGCGGGTGATATAGTTTTCATGTTCCATTAGGCCACTTCCTCCCAACCATACACGCCGGGTTCCCAAACATTGTTCGCCGTGGTAGAAGTCCAATGCTTCCCGTTGTGGCTCACCTTTGCGCCCAAAGAATACGAATCGTGCGCTCCGATGGGGGCGATCCATTCGGGCCATTCTTCAGCCGGATCACTCGTTTTGCTCCAAAGGCTGGGGGCTTCCGGGGGTGTCCAACCTTCTTGGGAAGTGTGATCCTGAACACACTTGTAAAGGGTTCCATCATAGCGCCGGATTTGTCCGGTTTTGTAGTTGATGGGGAATGCCCATTCTGCAAAAAGTTCAGCGTGTTCCGCCGCTGTCACAAGGTCAATGCTTCCGGCTTCTGTCAAAGTCACAAACATGATCCCGCCAGTATCGGTGGCCTTCTGGATTTCTGCACCCCCATCAGTTTCTTCCAAGCTGACAGTTTCCAGCCCTTCCAAGCTGTCCCGGCCAAGCAAATGGTACGGTGTCCCTTCAAAAACAATGCCCGAAGCATTCTGCTCCGGGCAAAGGACATAGCAACCATTTTCGGCCTGCATGATATAGTTCAATTTTTCGGTCAAGCCAAGGCTTGCACCATCTTTGATGATTCTGAACATTTTGCACCTC